AAAAAGAAAAAGAAGAAGTAATTCACAAAGGAAGAACTTCTTCTTCCTTCTTCATCTAAATGATATCACAAATCTATGAAACAGAAAATAGCAATTATAGTAATGTTTTCAGGAATTGCATTAACAGTGTACAAAAGCTATTGGCTAATAGGAATACTGATGATGCTTTTAGGTATGTATCTTCTAGCAAAGGAAAGTTGAGTATGGAAAAAGAAAAATTCAATCAAAAAGAATATGTCAGACAGTGGACAAAAAGTAATATGAAAACAGTAAGCGTTAGTTACAAAACTGAATTTGTCACCGAATTCAGAGAAGCATGTGAGAAACTAGGAATAAAGCAATCTGCTGTTTTCAGAGAAGCAATGGAAGCAGTTATTGAGAAAGCAAAAAAGGACCAGAGCAATTAAGCCCTGGTCTTTTCTTATGCTTTAAATTGTTGTGTAGTCGAGATTTAGTCGAAATTAAGTCGAGTTTAGTCAACATCTTTATGAATAACCTCATAATAAAACTTAAATTAGACTTTTTTCAAATACTTTCTAGCAACCCATCCACTAGGAATCTTTGCCCAATCTCCATCGAATTGAGATACAGTGACACGAGTACCGTAATTAAGACATCCGTCCTTATCGTAATCGTGAGCCTTAGCGTTCTTAGTTAATTCCTCATATGTCTTTCTTCTACAGTTAGCCCCTGGTCCTGTTCTGACGCTTAAATCACTAGCAGTAATCATATAAGTACCTAAAGCATTAGATGCATTGCTCTGTGGCTTAGATGTAGGAGTTTCAACGTGTTCATTAACACTCTTATTTAAGATACCCTCTACAATTGCCTTTGCGCATAAGTCACTATTCCACTTCACTTTATCAATAGCGTTGTCAACAAAGCAGCACTCAACAAGTAGTGCTGGAGAATTAGTCTTTCTCAACACATATAACTTAGTAGATGTTTTAACACCTCTGTTTCTAATGCCTAGAGTGTTAGAAATATTCTTGACGATTCTTTCAGCTTCATCTTTTGCTTTTGATTTACTGTTATAAATATAAACTTCTGTTCCTGTTCCACCTCCTGCGTTTAGATGGATAGATACATCTAAATCAACAGAATGTGAATTACATTTATTAACGATTGCTCTTAGATTCGCATTTTGTGTTGCTCCGTTATCATCAGTACAATCATAAACAGTATGTCCATTTGCACGTAGCAATTCAATTACTCTATTTTTTACTTTTCTATCTTCATTTACTTCATCAAGATATCCACTTGCTCCACGACATTTTAATGAATGTCCACCATGAACATTAATCCTCATATTCTATACCTTCTTTCTATAATTCAATTCCTTCAATTTCTGCCCTAATTTTTAGAGTGCGAATATAATTTCCTAGATACTTCTTTTGCTCTTTTAATAATTCAAGTGAGCATTTAGGAGTAAATGTAAGTGTATTTGCTTCATATTTTACCGTCATAGCATCTAACTTGTCATATCTAATTTTTGCTTGCCAATACTCTGCTTTAAATCTTTCTTTATAATCTTCACTTGTCATAAGTTCAATAGTATCTTTTAATTCCATTATTTACTCCTCCACTTTGATGCATCTATTTTCTAATTTCTTGTATGCATCTAAATATAATTCCTTCTTATCTCCGTTATAAGTTGCTTCAAAATATAATCCATCTGATAATGTTGTGGATAATAATGCTTTATTATTCTGTAGTGTTTTACAATTCCAAACCACGTAGACATCAAAGACTTCTACTTCACTTTTTGGATTATGTCTATTTACGTATTTTCTTACTTCGCTGGATGCCCAGTTTAAAAATTCATCTGTTCCCATTTTCTATCCTCTACTTTTCTAGATGACTGATTCTTTTTTCATGGTCGTCTAACTCTTTACTATGCGCATCTAATCGTGCATCCTGTCTTCTGTTGTCTGTAGCCATATACTCAATAGCAGTTGTCAACTTTGTAATGCTATTATTTAATTTTAAGACAGGAGTCATAACTCCGATTAATGCACCAACACCGATAATAACAGTGTAGATTGCTTGTGCTTCATTCATAGTTAAATGTCTCCTTTTTCTTCGCCCTCAACAAATCTAGTAAATGCTTGGTGTAAGCCTGTAGAAGCAAGCCCCATTAAAGCCCCATAAACAACAGACTCAACAGATGCATCACTCACTACTGCATTTAGCACTGCACCAATAACAGCTAAAATTGTTGGAATATATTTGTTGGGAATTTTATCAAAAGATGTCTTGATAATATATCCAACAACCAGGCATGCGATCATAACGACTAAAACAAAATACTGTGTTAACTGTGTGAAATCCATAATTATTTACCTCCTGCGAGATCCTCACGACCTCTTTTAATTAATTCCTGTTTTACTTTTTCTTTCATTGGTTTACCGAATAATTTGATTGGTACATCTTCAATAGTCTTTTCACCCTTGATAATCAACTCTACATAAATATTAATCATACTAAACACCTATACTTTCGCATAATTCTACCAATGCTAACTGTAATTCTGTAATACTGTTTTCTGCATCTGCTAGTTTTTCCGCATCTGTCTTTTCGACAGGAGCGATATAATCCATATAACTCATTGGATTTTTCTTGATCATATCTTCTGTAATATCAGATGGTTTGACAGTAAACTGATTAAACTCATGTTCATATAATGTTGTGCCTGTTTCTTCATCTAATACATCTTTTGTATAATTGTAAATAAAGATATCAGCACGAATTGGATTGACTTTGAAATAACGATATGGTGGCTGTTTTTCCGTGAACAAAGCCTTTGTTCTCATTTTTAATCACCTTCCTAGCGCTACTAAATATACGCTCACATTTATGTTTTTTCTTATATTTCAAACTGTCGGAGTTATCAAAATAACCTTTATAAGCCATGATTGATTTAGCATCTTTTACAGACATAACTGTTTCTGTACTGCGATATCTGCATATCACCTTGTTTGCACGTTTAAAAATTCTTTTTCTAATTGTGGTTTTATCTGTGTAGATCCTATAACCCATCATGTCAATTGGACGGCTATCTAATTTAAATAACTGCTCATTATTCTTAATTTTTAATCCTAATTGTGCATTTAAAAATCCATTTAATGATTTAATACATAGTTTAAGGTCTTTCTTTGACGGACTGAAAATAACTACATCATCCATATAGAATAAGAGATGGCTTATCAGTCTGACACGTTTAACAGTGCCATCTCTTTTATGCCTAATTTTAAAGCACTGCTCACTTAAATAATGATACGCATATGACAGATAATAATTGGCTAAACTTTTAGACAGATAAGAACCAATGCATAATCCAATATCGTAAGTATTAATCAATGTAAAAAGGATATAAATAACTGTATCGTTCTTTATATCCCTTCTTAAAAGTCTCTTTAATTTATCATGTGGCACGGATGGATAAAACTTTTTAACATCACCCTTCCAAATCCACTTGCACGATTTAGGATTCTTTCTAATCCACTTTTCAATGGCTTTCTTTCCATAAATCTGACCTCTGCCTTTTATACTTGCACACTGATAAGTGCCTATCTTATTCATAAACATCTGATTGCAAGCCTTAACCGCAATATAGTCATATACCTGCTGTTTAATACTTGCTAAGCCTATCTTTCTGACTTTACCACTTGAAGCATCAAATTTATCAATATACTTTATAGGCTCCAAAGTGATAGACTGTGTGTCTATCTCATTAAAGATTGATACAGCAATATCATGGATTAGATTAGTAAATGCCTTTTTAAAATCATTGTGTGACATGATGTAGTTATGTATGTGATGTGCTAAATCTTGACGGTTTAAGCCACGGCTACGATTAAAGATAATGAGATAGTCAGACAGAAAATAAGCCACGTCTAGACGTTTCCAGCGCTTTTTGGAATTTCCACGACTGTTTAAACAGTCATATATTGCACTTTCGACAAAGTCAACTGTTAACTTAAAATCTTTTAGATATCTCCTCACTTTTTGATAACTCCTTATAAAAAAGGTTTTTTAAACCTTGAAATAACTCTCTGATGAGATGCGCCTTTCATTTGCATTACTAGACACATTTGTTTCACATCCTATTTTCAGCAAAAGCTAAAGACCTCTTTTAAAGGTGTTCTACTTAGATACGACTTCTAAATGTTTTAAAAAAATTAAATCAGATTGGCGAGCGAGGATGTTCCAGTTGGCATTGTCAAGCCAAGCGTTACCATTGCAAAAGGTAAGTCCAGCAACAGAACCATAGCCCAGATTGCCCAGTGAAAGGAACAGCCCCACATCTTTAGAAGCCCTTATAAAATTTTATCGCTAAGGGGAGAGCCCCTCTTGACTGCTACGCAGTCAATTCACCCCCAACAGCATTCACGGAGAGGCGAGCGAGGAAGTCCCAGTAGGCACCGTCAAGCCCAGCGTTACCAACGCAAAAGGCAAGCCCAGCAACAGAACCAAAGCCCAGACTGCCCAGTGAAAGGAACTCGCGCGTACCGCTCGTTGCCCCGTCGAAATAAATAGCATCTCCAAATCCTGTAGCATTAGAAGAACCATCTTGTCCAGATTGTGTCTGTACAAATGCACCATTTTCTAAATCTAATTTGATTTCTGTAACGTAATTCCATTTACTGTTATTAGCAACTGACATTTGATAAGGCAGTTTTTTATAAGTAGTCTTAGCAGTTGCATCATCTTTTGTTAAAAGAGTGGCGTCATTTGTAAGGTATACATCTCTAGTGTTTAAATCGACAATATCCATAAATACGTTGCCATATGTCTCATAACCTCCGACCATAATCTCAACTCCTTGCCAAACCACTGGATAACGTCCACTAGTTAATCCGCTCTTGTCGTCGCACGGGCATCCACATCTGCCAAGCACATCATCGCTATATCCTGTCTGCCAGTGCATAGGCTGAATGTATATTTCGCTCGATACTGTATCATTCAAATTGACAGGCATAGTATTAAATGGTTCTTCTACATCTAAATAAATAGCTACGTTATTATCGTCAAGTGGTTCTTTTCTTAAAACCTTAACGTCATTAGCGTAAGCGTGTGCTTCTGCTCTATTTCTTTCTAACGTTGCTGTACCATCATTTAAATATTTATACCCTACTGATACGCTGCACCCAACAGGGTAATTATCTGCGTCAGTTTTCTTGATTGGAAAATATGTGTGTTTTTCAGCACTCTGGATTGATGCCCTGTGTTCGTCCCACCATGTAGCTAATCCCCATATTTTGCTCTTAGGAGTAGTTGTACCTAACATTAACTGCTGTGAAGTGAGAATTGATTTATAATCGCACATCAAACCACCAGTATAAAATTTACCCTTTTTCTTGCAGTAATCAATTAAACCATGATATGAGTTATTGTATGATTTAATTTTTTCATTAGGGTTTGAACAGTAGCGTGCTGGAGCCTGTCCTTTCGTAGAATAAGGTTTATCATCAATAAAAGAAGTTGGATATTTAGCAGTCAATGTATAAGGCTGTACTGTTCCATCTCGGTTGATACACTCTCTAGCGATAGTATATCCATCTTTTGGCATATCAGTTCTAGAATAATACCAGTATTGATCATCGGCCCATGTTTTTTCATAATATGACATCCCCAATACAAAAACGTCATTTTTGCCTGTGTCTTTAAAATTTCTATCGCCTTTAATAGCCGTAACGTGTCTAACTCCATCATCATCAACATAAGCATTGACATCATAGGTTTTAAAAAGTGGTATATCTTTGTAATCATTGCGACCTCTAAAAGTCTTAGTTGATGGTTCTAAAACTAATCCAGCATTATCGTCTAGTTTTTCGCCTTCAGAAAGATGTGAGGTTTTCCACAAAGGAAACTTGACAGTATAGACTTTACCAGTTCTTTGCAAGGCAAAGGCATTTTCAAAAAAATGCTGACTGTATTTTTCTCTTTCTGATGCAACAGCATCTTCTAGAGTTTTTAAAGCCGCATTAGTTTTATTTGTTCTTTCGGTATCAGCCGTAACTCTTAAAGCTTCAGCATCAACGCGTGACTGTTCTGCATTCGCTCTATTGGTTTCTGCTTCTGCTCTCTGTCTTTCAGCATTCGCTCTATTGGTTTCTGCAGTTACACGCTGACTTTCTACAGATGCCCTTGACTGTTCAGCTTGTTTTCTAGTAGTTTCTGCACTAACACGTGCATTTTCTTCAGATACTCTAGTTCGTTCTGCTGACTGTCTAGATGATTCTTCATTACTTCTAGACTGTTCAGACTGTTTTCTTAAGGTTTCAGATTCCACACGTGCATTTTCTGTTGACACTCTACCGCCTTCAGCATTCACACGTGATTTTTCAGCTTCAACACGTATATTTTCTGCATTGACTCTAGCGGTTTCTGACTGACCTCTAAGCGTTTCAGATTTAACGCGGGCCTTTTCAGATTCTACTCTTGTAGCTTCTGACTGCTTTCTAGTGTTCTCACTATCAACCCTAACAGTTTCGGAATCATCACGTGTTTGTTCAGCTTGTTTTCTTTCAGTTTCTGCATTAACACGTAAAACTTCAGCTTGTTTTCTTAAAGACTCATTTGTTTGTCTTGCAGCTTCATTATTTTCTAGTTCTGCCTTAAAGTCAAAAAGCTCGTCATAAATAATCTTGATATTGGGATCTATCTCAATATTTTCAATTGCTTCCGCATTGATATCATTTGCATTGACTCTTGCAATGATAGCATCAGAAATACTGATGTGTTCACCTTCTTGGGCTCTTAAATCAATTGTCTTAGTGTCTAAATTAACCTCTGACGATTTACAAAGCGTATATAAGTACCAAGTGCCAGGAATGCAAGTGATAGAAGAACCGATAACTAATTTATTTTTAGTCAACGGGAAAACACGAGTAATGTTTTCTTTAGTATCTTTCTTATAAGTACGTGCAACTACGTATTTATAAAGTTTTGCAAAATTTTCGGGAAAAGAAAATTGAATCGTTTCATCTAGATTTTCCCACTGATTCCCAACTGTAATCGTGCTTAAAGAAGGAATACCGTTTGCGTCAATTGTAATATATTTCATTTAATCACCTCTTTTTTTTAAGCGTATGAGTATATAAACGTACCACATACATAAGCTTTGCTGACTGTTCCGTGCATGGCAGTTAACGTCCAATGACTCGCTGTAATATCGCTTGTGGAAGGGTAATAACGGAGTGTTAAATCATAGCTCTGTGTTTGAACAGGAATAAACATATTGATTTTTGGACTTTTGTCCGCAGGAAAGCCTTCCCACATGTAGCCAAATGTGTTATTTGCAATTGTTGCAGTGATATTTCCATCCCAATTCAATTCCACGAGTTTCAACCACTCATTATATCTGTATAGAAGCTTAACTCCACATCCGTTTATTCCACACGATTTCCATTCGGACCAGGCGTTTTTTGAAATAATGTCATTTACTTGGTTTTCTAATCGTTCCTGCGAGCCTGTGCTCGTAACGTAACCGCAATACCAGGAATCACCGCGAGTATCAGATAGGTCATTTTGATATAATGTTGTGACACCTTTTTTTACAGAAACAACACCGAGAACTAATTGAAAAATTGAACTTGTGCGTGATGGTGTAATCCATTTTGAATCACTGCCACCTTTTACAATTTTTAAAGCCACCTGTCTTTCAGATGAATTGAACTCAATAACAATAGAATCATATCTATTGTATGAACCACTAGCTGACTCAATTGTCAACGTTTTTTCTTCAGAAGGAAAGAAAGCACCATTTACAAATGCGTTCCCTGCTCCGACTAAAACGTTCATTCCGTTCAGTGTCATTTCAAAATCATTTGTTTTAAAAATTCCGTTTGTAAAAAGACCTGACAGCATAGTGCGCCAGGATCCTGCGGACATTCCTCTGTCTCCATTTACAGAATCAAAAGGAAATCCCAAATTATCTGTTAAAACTGCCGCCATTTATAAATTATCACTCCAATCTATTGTGCTTGGAAGTGGCGTTCCAAAAGTAGGAACTGCCTTAATTCTTCCGTGTTCATAAATTTCTGTCACTGAAACCACCATATCGCTTGAAATAATATTCCAATTTTCCAGTTTATTCGTGACAATGTCACCCAAATCATAATCTTCCAGGTAGTTATAAGTGCCGTTTATTCTGTCTTCTTTTTCGAGTGACTCCACAAGAACATTACTTGATAATGTTGTATTTCCTCTTTCGATTAAAGAATTCTTATAATCAATATCAGTTAATTTGTCTTTTTCAATGTCAGAACCATTAATGAATACTTCTCGTCTTGCCAATCCTGTTAAAGAGTTATCTCCTGCTATTTCAATCTGTCTATTTACACCTTCACCCTGTCCGCCAACATAGCAGACATTACTGTAGTTTTGGGAATTCAAAGTGTAAGTTGCTTTTGAAATGTCACCATTTTTTTGAGAAAAGACAACTCGTTTGTTCTTAAATTGATTGATACTTCTATCAATCCCCTTATACGTTTCAAAAATCCATTTCTTTCTGTCAAAGTCTGGTCTTAGTCTAAAACCAATATTAGAAGCTTGCGAAAGCTTTGAAAGATATGTAAGAGTATTCTTATATGTTGCTTGAAATTGGATTTTTTCAGAAAAACCGTTTAACACTCCTAATTCAACATTAGGAATATCTGCAAGAGTGACTAACTGCCTCATTGCATCTTCAACTTTGCCGTTAAAATTAAAAGTACCTTTTATGAGTCTTCTAGCATAATAACTTTCAGCAAATCTTCCTTTGACGGTGATCTCACGTATTGATTTCTCAAAATCAATAGTTACATATTCAATAACTCCACATTCTTTCTTTCCTTTAAGCCACAGAAGATTTTCTAATTTTAAAAGATTGACATTAGATTGTGTCAAAGGGAAATGTGTTTCGAATTCGCCACATGAACTAAAATTTCTAATCCATTGGATTGATGTAGAAGTTTCTATTGTTCCTAAACGAACCATTTGAGGACTAAATATATATAACTTCATGCTTAAGCCCTCGCGTAGTTTCTTTTAAATGAAATTGAAACTGTCATATTTTCCTCGCCACTTTTTGCAGTGTAGCCAATATGATTAGCTCCTGGTATTAATCTTATAAAATCAGCACTGACGGGAAGATACATGTTAACTTCTTCTAGTGTCTTGGCTTTTTGAAGATAAACATGGCAGTTGTCAATTTGAGTTGTGATTATTAGCTTTTGCCCTGATTCCAACGTAAAATCATTTAAACCGTCAACGCCGACAGTCATGTGTTCGCCTGTTTCTTGAATTGAGATTGTTGGATTGACTACTTTTCCTAGTGCTTCAATCGTGATTGTCATTCCTGTTTCAGTACCGCTCTGATTATCAATAACAATATTCTGCATGATTTCAATTCTAGAAATTTCTTCACAATTTATAAATTCATGAGGAAATTCGAAAAGAGGAACTACTTTTGACATATCAACATTATTGTCCTCAATGTCAGAAAAGTGTGGATTAGGGCAGATTAAAGAAATCTGTGTGGTTCTTTCGTAGAAAACTCCGTCTGTGCCACTTATTTTTTCAACAACATAATCAATCTTTCTTTTATGAACTCCATCATCATAAATAAAAGTTCCATCCGTAGAAAAAAGCCTATCAAGAAGCTCTCGATTTCTAGCAAACATATCAATATCAACAATAGTTAATACTATGTTTCTTTCTTTCATCTTTTGGCCTACAACTGTAGATCCGTCAACATTGCCATTTTCTTGAGTGGTTACATTATAGATAGTATCGTATACTCCATCACAATCAGTGATTACAAAAGGAGCAAAGGACTTCTCGCCAAATTCAATCGAAAAGCCATTTAAATTAGTACATGTTATTGTTCTAAATTCTTTTGACATTCTTATGCCCCTTTCAATCTTAATAACATTTCACGCGTTGCATTTCTTACTTGTCTAGCGTTTTCTGATGGATCAGTAGCTTCTGGAGTCGTAATATTAATAGTCTGATTAATATCTCCACTTCTAGAATTTGAATTATCAAAGTCAAATCCTTCTTTTGACATCTGAATTCTAGTTTCTTTAATCGCATCAAAAGTCATTGACTGCTTGAATGCATTAGAATTCTTAAATTCATTCATAACTGAATCGCTGAAAGAATCAATGTCTTTTTTAACAGAAGGCAATGACTTGATTGTACCAGTGCCAATAGACTTACCTAAAAAGAAACCGACTTCCTTTTCCCCTCTTTTTGAAGGGGAATGGATATCTAAAGCTTTTTTGAAATTATTAATAATTCCACTTGCAAAACCACTAATCTTTTTAGCAATCCAGCCACCCATGTTTCCAATACCGTTCCAGATACCTTCAACGATATTTTTGCCAATAGAATGCATTTTAGAAGGAAGTGAGCTTACGGTTTTTACGACAATTTCAGAAATCTTTCCCGCAGCACTACCTAGAGAGCCAAATAGTGATTTGATTCCACCGATTAAACCACTTATTCCTCTGCCGCCTAAAGACGCAAGTCTTTCTGGCAAAAGCATAATGTGTATTAATACAGTATCTAATGCTTCTTTTCCTGTTGACTTTAAGAAGCCAAATAATGATTTAATACCGTTTCCTAATCCTGTTATTGCCATTTTTCCGACATTAAGCCAGTTAAATGCACTCCACACATCAACGATAGCACCTATAATTTTTGGAACATTTTCAATCAATGTTGGTATTGCTTGGATTAAACCAAGTGCTAACTTACGAATTAACTGAACTCCACAAATTAATACAGTAGGTGCATTATCATTAATGATATTGACGAAAGTTGAAATGATAGTTGGCAGTTTTTCAATCAAGATTGGAATGCCTGAGATGATACCGTCAGCCAATTTATTCAGCATTTCAAATCCACTCTTGATAAATTGAGGTGCTTGGTTTGCTAGATCAGTAGCGAATGCTTGTATTCCATCTAGCATTTTTGGAAGTACAGAAGGTATTGAGTCAGCGACACCAACTAATACATCGCTGATTGACTTACCAATATTCGCAAACATAGGGAATAAGTTGCCACCCAAGAAAGTACCTAAAGAAGAAACTACATTCTTAAATGAATCAAATACATTTTCACCTATCGCAATATTGCCTAAAAAGTCCTTCCAGGAAGCTTTTAACATTCCAAATGAACCGCTTAAAGTAGAGGTCGCTTCTTCTTGGGTTGTACCTGTGATTTTTAATTTCTGTTGAATTATGTGGATTGCATTATAGACGTCACCTAAATTATTGATATCATAATGAACACCTGTTATTTTTTCAGCGTCCTTAAGCAGTCGTTCCATTTCTGATTTAGTGCCTGAATATCCAAGTTTTAGATTATCTAACATTACATAGTTAGATTTAGAGAACCCTTGATAGGCGTTCTGGATATCTTGCATGTTTGTGCCAAACTTATTTGAATTATCTGACATGTCCTCTAGTGCCATGTTAGCAATCTCTGCTGCTTTGGCAGTATTTCCACCACAAGAAGAAATCAAAGATGCAGCAAAAGAAGTTGTCTGCTCCATATATTCATTTGCACTTACTCCAGCGTTTCTAAAAGCACTTTTAGCATAATTCTTAATTGTGTCAGCACTTGAACCAAAGAGGGTTTCAATTCCGCCAACAGACTGCTGTAATTTTCCGCCTTCCAGCAAAGAATCTGAAAGTACTTTACCGATAGAAAATCCAGCTAATATAGGTTTTAAAGTATTAATTAATGCAGAACCAAATTCTGAACCACTTAATAATCCTTGTTCTTTGACGGGTTTTCCGAGTACTTGCTCAATATTTCCTTTAATGCCATTTGCAGAAGGAATAATCTGCACATATGCCTTTCCTAGTTCCGTGGCCATCAGTCACCCCCCTTTCTTAAGAATTTTTCTCTTTCTTTCATAAAGTCTTCTTCTGAATCAAACCCCTCTTTTTCAGCTTCTGAATCATTTAATAATATATCTACTAATGATTTAGGGCGGTTTCTTCCTGCTTGCGCATCTGGTGTTTTTGACCAAACAAGCAAACTCAGTAAGTCGACCGCTTTAGCATTAAGAAGTGTTAAATCATCTACTTTCTGATTTTTTAAAGCCATTTTGAACCTTGAATCAGACTTAAGACCTTCTACTAATACATAAATGTATGATGGTTTAAAGTCTCTATATTTATAGATGTGATATGTTTCAGCAAGATCGCATACTACTTCTTTTTTAAAGCCTCGTAAGATATGCACGAGGCTTATGAGTTTTTTAACGAAACATCCAAATCTTCATCAACTTTTGCATTTATAATTTCCTGGAATTCCTGTTTGATTTTTTCACTAGATAAGAATCCATCTTTTTCACGGCAATGTTTTTTTAATCTTTCATAGCCATTCGCGCCGATTACGTGCTTGATACACTTACTTAATCCAGCGCCTGTTTCGTACAAATCACTAATCATTTCGGCATAATCAAAATCATCATCTAAACGAGGGTCAACCTCTGCCTTAAAGCCTGTTGAAGTTGTAACTTTAATCTTTTCCATTCTTATTCACCCTTTTCACAAATATACTCATAATGAGTGCTTCCACTAGAATCTTCTCTAGCTTTGATAGTGCATTCGTATGCAACACTATCTTCTGATTTATAAACGATATCTCCAACAGAAGTGATGATTGCTTCTGGATAAATGATTCTTCTTAGATAGTTGCCTGTAATCATGTCAAAAACATAAGTACGATATTCTCTAGTTCCGCCAGAAACAATGACTTTTAACCCAGCACTTAAATCATTGCCTGTCACATTTTTCTGTCCGTAAACTTCTTTAAGTACAACAGGATTAACTGACTCAATAAGGACTATTTTCTTTGTGTCTGTAAATTCTGTAACAGCTGTATTTACGATAGTTCCACCCCACGATTTTAAATCTTTTGTGGTTTCAGAAATTGAGTTAGTAGTACCGTCTTCACCGATATAACCAAGGTTTACATAACCTTCAGCAAGTTCTGTTTTAGCATCAGTTGGCAAAGCTGTGCCAAGAGGAGCACTAAAAGCACCGCCTGTAATTTTCGGTTTAGCTGTAACAACATAATCTTTATTCATTACTTTTTTCTCCTTTCAAATTAATAAAAAAGACATTACTCATAATCAAAATAAGTAATGTCAAAAACTGCTTGATATCTGTATTTCTTCAAAGATGTATCTGTATAGTTGTAATCGCTGTTTAAACTAATTGATGATATTATGTCATTTTCAATGATATTATCCATTGCTTTTATGACTTTTCTATTTAACTTTGCTGACTCTGCAATACTGCCTGCGTAACTCTGCACTGCAAGTGTAGCGTGTTCTATTTTGCTTGAAGTATATGACCCTGTTTTTTCGACAACTAGAAAAACTTTTTCAGTCGCATCATCAAACTGTCCATAAGCAGGAACACCCATTTTTTCAAAAAGAAAATCCATCACATATTTTTCAATAAGCATAATTATTTCTTTCTTGAACTTCCGATAGCTTTTAATAAAGCATTCTTGTTATATTCTTTAATCCTTGCATGCGTTGTTTTTGGATAGACATTGACAACTGCTCTTTTCTTGTAGACACGTTTATCTACATCAAAGCCACTTCCGGCATTAGAAGCAACTTCAGAACCATATTCTGAAAGAATTGACTGCATTTCTTCACTTTTTAGCAGCTGCTTAACACCTGTCGAATTTAATTTAAATTCAAAATCACTATTCATATAATTCAACTGTCACTTTCTTATTCCATTTCAAAGGAATCATTTCTTCAATTCCTTCAATCGGTAATCCAATAACGTGCCATTTTTTGCCAAAAAATTCGACATCTGCATTCTTCCAATTATGTGCATCACCTTTTGGAATCGCTAAATTATAAATGGTTTTTGAAACATTGACATTTGTGTCAGTCACTAATTCACTAGCCTGTTCTGGAGCCACAAGCACATCATTAACAAAGCATTCATTCTCTTCATAAAGTGCATGTCCAAATTCATCAACGCCTGTTTTCTCTTTTTCTATGAGCTTAATAGTTATTCCTTTCAATCTCATATCAGACTAATCGAAGTAACCTTTTGCTTATTTAATCCAAGACGTGATAACTCATTTTTCAAAAAATATAAGTCATCACCTGGATTGAAATATGTTCCACTGATCGTGTACCCCATAGCACTCTGAGAAAACTGCTGTAAATTTAAGGAATCTTCTTCCTCTTTGGACATCACCCTTCTAACACTCGAAAGAACCACTAATTTAGCAACATTTGCTTTATCGGGGTTTCTTTCAATCATTCTATCAAGATTATGACCTCTTTCTCTTGCTTCTTCCCTTAAAAGAGAGGAAGCAAGATCTAGAAGCATTATTAACCTTTCTTTTTTTTTATCATCAACTTCAGCATTATACAACTGTAGATAATCTTCTATAGTCGCATACTTATTCAAAATATATCACACCTTTATGCGTGTTTTTTAACCAATACAGTTTCAGGTCTAGAAATCATTTTTCCATAAACCTGTCTACCTTTTACAGCAGAAGCGCCAACATGTTTTTCATCCTGTAAATCAGTTAAATAAATTGGTACTTTCCATTCCGCTACATAGTGGCAGAAAACCCTGTTTCCTAAAATGAAGTCCACTGTTTCATCTGTTAAGTTTTCAGCTTCATAAACTGAAATTCCACCAATCTGTCCGACGGCTCCTGTTTGAATAACTGCATCACCTAATGCTGAAGCCTTAATGAATTCAGGACATTTTAAAATTAATGCATATGTATCTGGTGACACCACAATCCACATTTCAGATGTGCTGACGTGTTTCTTTCTTAATACTGTTCGAGCATCAATAATTGCTTCATAAATTGAAGTCTTAGTTAATGCTTTTGTATCATCAATAGCAGTACCATTTGTAACTAATTCATTTCCTAAATCAGTGTCAACTTTTAAAGCCATAGAATATCCTGCTGAATCTAATCTTTCAGCCACTAAATCGTCGGGTACTCCCGCAGCAGTATAGCCGTCAATTAATTCATTGACTGCGTTGTCAATGTCAGTGACTAATGTCTTGTATGCTGTGGTTGTGTTTGTTAAAGCTACACCGTTGACCTTATCATATGCGTTAACAGGTACTTCTGTATCACGAACAGGGATTTTAACTGCACCTGCTGTAGGGTCGCCGTCGTATTTTGTGTTGAATAACTGTGGGAATAATGATTTAGATCTTAATTTTGCTAAAACTAAGCTTGAATATCTTTCACGTAACTGTTTATCTTGTGCCATATTTTAATCTCCTTTAAATTTTTAATGTCGGATTTAATTCCATAAAGCGCTTTTCGACACCATCAACCACGCCACCTTTATCATTTTTAGGCGTAGGAGTCGTTGGCGCTGGCGCTCTATATTCGGGTTCTTCCTCTTTTTCTTTTGGGAAGAGACTCTTAAGGCTGACTGCTGAATTATTTAGTTCTTCTTCTGTCTCACCTTTTAAAAATTCACTTGCTGAAGTTGGCAAGCCATTGTCATTAAGCACTTTTGAAATGAGCTCTTTTCTTTCAAAGTCCTTAATTCTTCCTTCGAGTGAAGCATTAGTGTTTTTTAATGCTTCTAATTCTTCAGAATTTGAAGATGCTTTTTTTAACTCTTCAACCTGTTCAGGGCTTAAGTACCCTTCAAACTTCTTTCTTTCTCTTGAAATTCTGTCTTTGATTGCAATATCAAATTCTTCTTGTGTATTGATTGGTTTAAATTCACTCATATTTTTCTCCTACTTTTAACCGCAATAGTTGCGTAAATTAATAAAGTATTCTTTGATTAGCGACTTTCTTTTTCTTCTTTGAACACTGCCAAAGTGCTAAAATCGCTGAATCAAGAATTGAAATTTCTATTCCTTCTTTTGCACTCTTATAACCAAAGCCACCATTTGAGCCGATTGCTCTTTTTACGCAGTTGGATGCCGACTGCTTAAGAGACGGCTGGCCATTATGGCAAATTGAGCAACTAAAAAGCGACTTCTGAAAAGTCGCATTTGCATTAATAATCTCTTTAACTGTTGGAGTGATAATAGTCACATCAATATCAGCATCTTTTAATTCGTCAATTAATAACTGCTGTCCATTTTGACCATCAATCACTACTTTTCTGACATATGAATTCTTAATAAAATCAAGGATCCAGTCATTACCTTTTTTGATTGGCTTACATCCAATTGTTTCAATAAAGACTCTAGGCTTACTTTCTTTTGTCTTAACTGCAATGGACATTGCAACGTTCTTTCCGTCATGGCCGTACTTAATACCAACAAAAAGTGAACCTCTAAATTCGGGTAATTCCTTGACTTGCAGGTTATCCCATTCATCTTCAGAAATTTCTGATTTCTGATTGTAAGAAAGCCACAATCCAAAACGCTGAATGTTGAAGTCAATTTCATTTTTCTTGTTTTCAGAAGCAACAGAACGTTCTTTTAAGGTCAAGCCTAATGACGGGTTGGTCTCATACCAGATATCTCTGTCATTAACATCTGACATATCGCTAACACTCCACTCTGCCCATCCACTTGACTCTGCTTCACCTGTCAAACACTCTTCTCTAAGAGCCTGTGATACAGTACCAGCAGAAACTGCCGTTGGAGGAGTACCGCACATAATAGTCTGTGGGTTTGAAGATGATGTGACAGTATACTGAAGAGCGCTTTCCTGCTCTTCTGTATAATCCTGTGCTTCATCTATAATCAGAAGGTCGAACCCTTCACCTAAACCGCCCTTACCAGAACGAGTTCTGAAATAGACAATTCCACCATCTTCATCATTTTGAGGGTCGAAAACATTTTTATCTAGAATACGCACAGTCTCCAAGCCTTGCTGCGATTTAGCAGTGTACGATTTTTCGTAAGCTTTGCCTTTCACTGGTCTCTTAACTTCTGTGTAGCCTATCTGGTCTAATGCTTTCTTTAGCTTCTCATAAGAAGCAGTTGAAGTTGTGGTTCTATGTGCTGTATGCATGATTCTTTCTTTTCCGTAAATCAAGCCCCACAGCTCACGCATGATAAGAATTTCAGATTTCCCATTACGTCTTGGGATAGAATAACCGTATTTCATGTGGAGCCACTGACCATTATCATCAACGGCCATGATGTCCATCATCTGAATTTCTTGCCATTCCATTGCTTTTCTTTTGGATTGGTTATATAAGTCTATGGCCTGTTTGCCTAGACTTTTTTTATAAGGAATAATAAAAGAATTCGTAGGAGTCTGCCTTCCAATTCTATTTTCAGACACTCTCTTTTACCTCCTACTTTTTGTGTATTTAAAAAGGTGTCACAATCAATTGACACCACCTCCTTAAATATTTTTTGAATTACTTAGTTAAAGTTCCGATTGCTACCACAATAATGATCAATAGATAAAATAAAACCACGAAAATGAGTGGCAAAAGAATAATGAACCAACTTAATGCGATAACTCCTAATAACTTCAAAATAATTAAAGCTACCATTAAAACAGCTAAAAAAGTACCAATCATAAATTTAATCTCCTTTTTATTTCTTTATAATCTTCTTTGATAATTCTTAAAATCAAATCAATATACGAATCAGTGCCGACTTCTTCTTTTAAAAGTTTTAAAATAAAAACAATAAATATAAAACCGATAAAAAGAACAATACTCATAATGACATCTACATAATAATTCATAATCCACCTATTTCTTCATGTACCAGGCCCTAGAATGCACGTCTTGGACCTTGTTATTTTTTGGATCATAGATAACAGAACATTTACATCTTGAATGTCTTTTGAAAACATCCGTATTCATTTTCGGTGAATATAGATATGTTCCGCCTAAATTACTGCACCACTTACAGCAATTAGAAGCTGCCTTTCTGACAATGACAGGTCTCAATCCTAAATCTAGATGTAATTGAGCATTTGCTTTCGCAGTATCGTCAACAATACTGATTGCATTTGTGATTACTGGTTCATTCCAAAATCTTTTTGCATGCTCAAAATCTTCTGCATTTGAAATTCTGCTAATTAAAGTCTTCAATTTCTTTTCATTGAATTTTGGTTTCGCTGCTTTTACATTAACATCAGCCTTCAAATTAAGAATTTCTTGAACGTCTTTTGCATACTCAGAAATAAGCGAATAGTTATTCTTCATTGTCGGTTCTAGAATCTTTTCAGCAATATTGAAATACATCTTTTCATCAGGCAGAATGTCAGCAGTGATATGTTCGTTTAATGCTTCAACCAACATTTTTCCGATTGTTTCAGCGTACATTTTCGCTTCTTCGTAACTGACAGTCTTATTTTCAATTGCTTCAAGCAGTCTCTTGATTGACTTTGATTCCTGATAGCTTAAAGTAAATGAGCTATTAATCTTTTCTAATAGATCAACTGTCAAGTCCGTCATTAGCTTCACCCTCTTCGGTATCTGACTTCTGAACTCTTACGTTCATTGGCGCTTTATAAGATGGCTCTTCAGAACCGCCTGCAAGCCCTGTTAAATCTTCAACAATTTCTCTTGTGATAAATCCAGGGACTACTTCATTAATCTTATAAATGCTATCTCCTAAAGCACTCATTTTTGAAGCGTCAATTGGATATATAGGTTTCCAGCGTATTTTGATTTCTGCGAATTCATCTCGTCTATATGCCCTTTTGTCTTGAACGCATTTAGCAAGATAACCAATATTTCTAATTCCAACTGAAAAAGAATCCTGTGCATCATTTGCTAGTTCCTGCAGCGTAGCATGTGAAGCAATGATTGCTTCAGCACTTGAAGGATTTTCTGTTGTAAATCCTAAATCATCCAAAGTCATTCCTGTTTCTCCGGCGAATAAGGAAGCATATGTCTTTAACTGATCGTTGTAAGGAGCCATTGACTGCTGAGGGAACTGTCCAAGTGTCGGAATGTTTCCATCTCTATCACGCTCGATTGCTAGCATTGTAGAGACTGCAGCTTTGAACGAATCAAACTCCTTGTCACTCTGCGCTTTTTCTTCTTCTGTCTGTTCAACATCTTCTTCATAATCCTCGTCATCATCATCAAATCTTTTAGTGATGTTTAATCCTAGAGCGTAGCGTTGTGGAAATGAGTAGAACAATGAACTGACTGCCATTAATACAAGAGTGGTTTTGACATCTTCAACATATGTCATAAGCGACTTTGTAATATGCGAACGACCGAATGGTTTTGTTGCATCTGAATTATAAATAACAGGTACAAGTAAAGGGTAAGGTGCATCATTCTTGAATACTTGATAAGGCTCACCCTCATTGTCTTTATAAAAATAAGTTGCGTCTTCTGTAAAGTATGCTTCTTTTATTGGAATTCCTGTTTCCAAGTCTCTTTCGATAACTGCATATCCTTCTGTTAAAAGCATAGTGGAGTTATCTAAAATACCAGTAGCATTTGCACCATCGATAACTTCTAGTCTTGCACTTCCATCTGTATTTTTTGAGATGTAGACAAAATCGCAAGAAGAAATGACCGCTCCTTTAAACATGGTTTTAAAAAGAACATCCTTGTTATTCATGTTGAAAATCTTAGTCAAGTTGAAAGTATCATTATTCCCAAAGCCATTAAATTTTAATTTGTTAACTAAAGTATCAACAGCTCTTGGAATCCAGCCAACGTACTTTTCTTGATTCTGAAGTTTTGGGGGAAGATTGCTAAGAATCTGCGTATCCATTCCATCATCCATATCATAATAGTTATAGCGTTTAAGAATGTACGGCCTTTTACTATCTAGCTTGCTTCTTAAGTAGTCTAAACCTTTATAATCCATCTATTTAGTACCTGTTTTCCTTTCTGAAAGACTTTAAATCATGAGGGGTGTTATTGCTCCTGTTCTCGCTAAATCCTTCTCCGCGAGAAATATTCGTAGTACAGAGGAGGGCTTATCGGAGCCGTCCTGGAAGGGTAGATTCCCCCGATTTCATAAGAAATCACTGATTTTTGCGAGAATGCATTAAAAAAAAGCCTTTCTTTTAAAAAGGCTCTATAATTTCTTTCTTTTTCTGTACTTTGTCCAATCCATTGACAAAGGTAAGTTATCATTAAGAATCTGAGTGTCTTTCTTTACTTCAATTCTTCTGAATAACTTATCGCTCTTCTCTCTATTGCAAATAAGATGAGCCAATTGCAAGTTATCAATATCACTTGGATGACCACCTTTTGCAATCGGTATAATGTGGTCTATGCATGGACTCATTGGGTCGGGGAACTTTGCATTAAAGTCAACAGGATGTCCACAGATTCCACAGATACTTTGAGTTGCATAAATCTTCTTCTTATTAATTTCAAACTGTCTTCTGTGTGCTGAGTTGTTTTGGTCGGGTCTATATCCTTTAGCCATGATACTTATTCCTGTTTCTTTCTAAAGCTTTACAAGCCTTACGCTTAGGTTCTTTATGCTGCATATAATAGATTTCTTTATGTTCACGACCACAGATCATGCATCTGTACACAGTTACTCTTTTATCACACTTCCTGTCAGCATCATAACGAGTATAGCTATAATCTTCATAATACTGACACCAATGCTTCTTCAGACCTTGAGACATTTCATTTAATCAGCTCCAATCAGATAAAATAAAAGACACTCTTGTGAGTGCCTCTTTTTTTTGAATAATCTTTTCTGATATCACTTTACTACCTTTTAGACTGCAGTGCGCTATTGTTTTGTGTGAATTTTAGTGATAATTGAATAAAATTGTTGAATACTACAAACTTTTTGATAATTCTTTAATTGCATCTCTTAAACGGCAATATGCAGAAGACTCTGAACAATCCATTAATCTAGCTACTTCATACATATCTAAGCATTCTACATACTTGTAGAAAAGTACATCTCTATACTGCATGTCTTCTAGACTTTCTATATTTGAACGTATGACTGCCATCTCATTCAAGTACTTATCTTTCATCATGATATAATCGTTCGTTGTTTTTGGCGCTCCACAAGTACCGCCTTTTGAGTCTTCATATTTAATAGCTTTAACATTGATCAACTTATTTTCTATGTATTCTACTCTGTTCAACATGTTTCTATAACTTTTTAGATAAGTTCTTGTTTCTTCGATTGTCATACGCTACCTCCTAATTTTATGCTGTTAAAATTACAAAAATAATAAATGCAATAACTGCTACAATAAAGAAAAACAATTTAGCCTCCTTTCTGGAAGAAAGAAAGAAATCCTTTACTCTGTCTTTTGATTTTCAATTCATTCTTTCTTATCTTCCCAGTATATCACAAACTATATTAGCAAAATTAGCGCCTATGATATTACTGTTGTTATAAGGTTTTAAGAATGTCAGGGCATCAAGTCCATGAGAGGATCTTGCTTTTAGAAAAGAATCTATTAAGTATGAGGGGTCCTAATAAATTTTCTTGATAGTATATAAAATCTAATAAAGAACTCAATGCCCTGTTTAATTTTACATAGTAAATACTAAAGCAATAATACAAATAAGTAATAATGCTACCGCAATAAAGAAGTCTCTATTAGCTGCTTTAAGATTTTTACATAACTTTTCATTAATTTTTTGAACTTTCTTATTGTCTTTCTGGACTTCTTGCATTAACTGCGTTGTTACATCTAGATCTTTTTTCTTTTCTTCTAGTTCTTCTTTCAAGTTAGTTTTTTCAATAATTAGATGCCTACAGTAATTGTCTAATCTAATATAATGTTCTCTAGCGATTTCTAACTCTGATTTGCATATTATTAAATCGGGCGTTCCAGAAAATACTTTTCTAAACTCTTCAATAGTTTCTTCATCATTCATAATGTTTCCTCGCTTTTTTAAACACATTTTATTAAAATTCCATTCAAACCATTAAAATGATTAACTCCTAAATGAGTGACGATTTTATCTTTTAATTTCATATTGATAAAATCATCATCATGTACTAACTGATTCTTAGTGCATTGAATACAAAATGTTTTAGTGCGAATCATGATGATTTCTTCTTCATCGACTCTTGCTAACACTTCATTTACTCTCATTTTATTCATCTCCTACATATTCATATTTTTCGTTATACAATCTAATCCAAGTATCAAAATCCATGGATGCAATATTCATTCGATAACATACAAACATAAACCATGTAAACAATATTGCGAAAAATAGTATATCCCCTAATCCATTTATGAATTTATTAGAATAATCCATAAGTGCAATAGTTCCAAACATTATAGGAAATGTTGCAAACAATGTCATAACGAATATATCGTCGTTTCTGTCGTACATTTGTAAGTGCGTTAGAGTTGTTTTCTTTTTAGTCTTTTTCATAATCATTTTTTAACAACCTCAATCAACAGGTTCGCTGTTATTTCTGTTGAATGCTTCAAGAAGTTCGTTGTATTTTTTTTGAGTTCTCTATTTTCTTTCTTTAACTTTGCCCAGTCGTAAGAGAGTCTTTCATGGGCTTCATAAAGTTTTTCATATCTATCATAAAGTTCGTCATATTCCTGTTGTAACTTCTCTTCCAATTCGCAGTTTTTAAAAATTTCCTCGACAACACTTATGCAGATATCAATGCCGTAATTGTAATTTTCGTCTCTTTCGTCAGCTTCAATACGACATTTTTGTTCGTTCAATGTATCGATTATTTTATTTCTTAACTCAAGTCTATTTGCTAGATTCATCTTCAATCACCTCGCAGTTATTGAGCACATTGTTAATTGATGTAGGCTCTGAGTCTTCCCGTTGAACGAATTGGAATAACTTATTAAACATTTTCATGTGGCACATGCCATGACCAGTCCACCAAGGAGCACTCTCACTTTTTTGGGGTTCTTCATCATATAGAAAAATATTGCCATTGCCATCTCTAACAATGTACATGTGTCTTGTATTGTCAGAAAGATATTTTAGAATATCATATTCTAATTTGCTCAATTTAACAGGCTCTTTGTATTCTGATAAGAGCCACTTAACTTTAATGTTCGAGCAGTGATCTCCTGCTTCGTGAAAGAAACAATCATCACAAACACCAAGGCATTTCTTAATTGTATGCTTATCCTTGCTCATTGAAAAATCAAAAACAACATTTGAATTTTCTAATATTTCTTTCTTAAACCTTTCAGCGTTTAACATAATTATTCACCTCCTAGAAAGTCAGCCATACTTGTTTGCACATTTTTAGGTTCCGCTAACATTTCGTTCTTAGCACGAGTATAAAAGTTTCTATCAATTTCAAAGCCATATGCGTTTCTGTTTAGTTCAAGGCATGCTCTTAATGTGCTACCGCTGCCACAGCAGGGATCAATAACAACATCACCTTCATCGGTAAATATTTCTATTAACTGCTTAAGCACATTAACAGGTTTCTGGGCTGGATGAATTTTAGGAATATCCTTTCCATCCTTCTCCCATCTGAACCAGTTAAATATCATTCTTCCTGTTCCTCTGATGTTCTTACCTGTTTCTGGATCAGTCTGTACTCCATTTCTGAACTTTGGTAATTTACCTCTATACATAACTAATGCATATTCAGTTGCGCCAACGACACGCATATTAGCTTTTAAAACCTGCGGACTGTAATTCTTTATGAACACTAAAGGAATATAATTCACAAAACCATGCTTCTTTTCTGCATCTATCAATGTTGACATCTGTTCAAAACTACAGAATACAATCATGCATGGACTATCTGAACTTCTTCCACGCTTTTGCTTTTTATAATCCTCTTTCTTGAGCATTCTTGAACAGAAATGGAAGTATTCATATAGATTGAAATTAAAATCACTATTAAATGCTGATTTGCCGGCCAATTTAGATTCGCCATTCTTATTGTCTCCACCCTTGTACCACATTGGATTGCTGCCATAAAAATCATTACCCACGTTATACGGTACATCAGCAATTATTAATTGAGCTTTAGGTATTGCATATCTCTTATAATTCTGCATGCTATCTCTGTATATCTCACATCTAATTTTTTTCATTTCAATTTTCCTCTTTGAACCATTTGATAAAATTATTTTTTGAATAAAATGGACAGTCTCCGTCACAATCCCCAATGTCACAAGGAACGTTAACTCTATTTCTTTTTAGAGAATTATTGAAATGTGAACATGGAGCAATTCCAAACACTTCATCATCTGCCAAGAAGTCAGCGACTGCTTCTAGTTTCTGACTACTCACAAGTTCCATACTTTTCTATATCCTTTCTTATTTCTTCTTTTTGAATGGCTCTTTCTACTTCTCTATTGATTTTCAATTTCTGATAGTCTCTGACTTTATCAATATCCAGGTATCCAAGACATACCAGTTCAGTAATACAGATGAGTACATCAGCAACCTCTTCGTGTAGGTTGTCCTCGTATTCATCATGAAAGCCATATCTTTTTACTTTTGTAATAGCTTGAATTAACTCTGCGCACTCTTCGGATGCGATTGTAAGAGTTAAATCATCGCCGTTTATATTAGCGACTTTGTCTAGCTTTAATACATTATTATGAGGTACACTCAATAATCCCATAATTGCTCCAATTTCTTTAAACATCTCTAACCCTCCAAAACAAAAGTGATTAACTGAGCACCTAGAATATTAGCTAAGGTTTCAGCTTCTAATTCGTCAGCGAACACTTTTGCCTTTTCTGCATTTTCTTTTAAAGTGACTGAATCACTTGATGTATTAGTTACATATAATTTTCCTAACTTTACCAGATATAATTTTTCCATTTGTTTTTCTCCTCTTTCTTAGGATATAAAGTCAGTACTGCATACTGCTCTTGTGCATATGCTTCATATCCTATAACTTGATATTCATTTCTTAACTGTTCGATTAAATTCATTAACTGCTGCATGGAGTAATAATCGACTTTCTTATATACATACTTCATAGTTCCTCTAATAAGATGTATATTCCTGGAACGGCACTCCAAAATTTTTCAATCACTTCAGAAGCCACTCTTGAATCATTAGTATAGAATCCTAACTCTTCTAAGATGTCTTTCAGCATCTTATTTAAATTATCAGTATCAGGCTTTGTGTATTTATATTCACCATCCACTTTGTGACTCTTGTTTAAAGGAAAGCACCATTTAACAATTAACTGGCAAGCACAATCTATTGGAACACTAGGAGCGTAAGGCGCGATTGCATCTCTTAATTTAACGTATGCCTGTTTCTGCTCAGGACTTTTATACACTCCATATCTTCCAATTCTGTGTTCCTGTGCCGTAATTGTTGGAGGAATCATATTAATAAAAAACTGCATTGTTTATACCTCAATTCTTTCAAAAATCACAATTACTTTGATAATACGTGACATACACTTATAGGGGAATCTCAAATTCCCTATAAGTATGTATGTACGTAATTAGCAATTGTGCAAGGGGCATATATATATATATATATAGTGTGCCCTTTACATGTGCCCCTTAACACTTTTTGATTGTGCCCTTTTCGTATTCGTACCCTTCTAGATTTCCATTTTTAATCCATCTAGGTATTCCACGTTTCAATGAATCATACGTCTTCCCCATCATTAGCCCACTTTCAGCAAGTTCTTTTACAGTAACCTGTCCATCGTGATTTAACTGTTCGAAAGCATTTAAGAATAATTCAATATTTTCATCCTGCTTCTTCTTGTTAGTCTCGTTCATCTTTTCAAACTTAGACTTTTTCTTTGAACCTTCAGGTCGGCATCCTTTTAACAAGTTGCCACTATCCAAGAAATGAACAGGGTATTTAAAGAAGCAGTTGATAGGGTCAAAAGTAGCAAACTCTCTAAGAGTTCCAGATATCTGAAGGGCAGTGATATGTTTAGCTGCATCAACTTTTAATTCTGTCAGATACTGTAATTCGTTCATCTGTTCAAATCCAAGCATTTCAGCACAGTAATCATTCATTGCTTCAAAATCATGATCATCTGTTTTCTTAGTCTGATAGATGTATGTCTTCCACTTCGGAACATACTTATCAAGTACAGTATGCATTGCTTCAATTCTTGCTTCATTAATGAAGTGTTCCTTAACTTCTTTATTCATATCCAATTCAATCATGTCTAGCAGCGCATCAGGGTCTCTTGCAAAAACCCCTGATCCACTTGCTCTGTCCATTGACTTCTTGCCACCTTGAGCGCCTTTAGAATGATGATGTGCATATATAACGGATGCTCCAAGTGCATCTGCTATCTTATCAAACTGATTACAGAACTTAGCCATTTCACTAGCACTGTTTTCATCTCCTGTGATTACTTTGTAAATGGGGTCAACTACTACAGCGATATATTTTTTCTTTTCTGCTCGTCTGATTAGCTTTGGTACTAATTGATCTAGTGCAGGGGTCTTCCCTCTCAAGTTCCAGATAAAAATTCTATTTGCATTGTTGGGGGTCAATCCTAAAGTCTGATAGACATCTTTAAATCTGTGAAGACATGAGGCTCTATCTAATTCGAAATTGACGTATAATACATCTCCTTGCTTACACTGCCTTCCCATCCATTTAGTACCCTCAGCAATTGCGATACATAACTCGATTAATGAGAATGACTTACCACTTTTTGAAGGACCGACCAATAGCATCTTATGACCTTGTCTTAAGATTCCTTCAATCAATTCTTCTGCATAATCAGGAAGATTAAACAATACATCAGCCAAATTTTCTTCGTCGGGTAAATCGTCATTCATTGACTCAACCCATTCGACCCAGTCGGACCACGTCTCTTTTCCTGTATTGGTTTCAATGATGAACTGTTTATGATCACCACGAATGCATCCAGGCATTCTTGAAAGTCTTGATGGATTCTTATTCTGACTGTCAACTTCTAGACCATTCTTGTCACATATCTTATATAGATAACTTACACGTTCTCTATACTCTTTATTATCAGAAGCATCAACCTTGACTATAGCGTGTATTGATTTAGCGCCACTGTAGACTACTGCTGCAACAGGCAGTTCTAACTGATGGATAATAGACAACTGTTTGCCAATATCTAAGCTATCAGATTCTACAAGAGCGTATTTGAATGATGCTATGTCAGTGTTTCTAACACCTTCACCGTTTAATGGATTGAATCGAATCCATGCACCTGCAGCTTGATTGTAATCTCCAATCACTGCTCCAATATCACCATTGCACGAGTGAAGCCCTTCAACAATCTGCCCTGCTGTCATTCTGAAGTTTCCACGATTTCCAGGAATGAACTTCCCTTTTTCATTTTCTATCGAGGAAACAACAAAACCAACATACTCGTCTGTATCAAATAGAGTAGTTAAGTATCTGATTAACTCATTTGCTGGATTCCAATTCGAATCACTAGGCTCGTGAAGTTCAATACTATCTATAGAGTCCTTGTCTATGATATTGCCAATTTCATCTTCCCAATCAAGAACACCTTCATTAGGATCTATTTTTTTTGGAGGAACAAAACCGCCTCTTTTAGCATAATCAAAGATTGTTCCACCTGTCACAATGTCACCTGCTGTCTCATTAAAGGAATTCCATTTTGTGAAGCACTCCCCTCTTTTGTATCTTTCAGAGTCCTGAGCACTCCAGGAATCCCAGTCACTCGCTTCATAGCCCTCATGCTTGAGAGCCATTCCAACATTAGTCCATTCCTGGTAAGACAGTTCTGAAGGGTTGATATAGTCAAGCAACTCTAATAGATTGTATTGTTTCATCCTTATTCAACTCCTTCTGGCTTATAAGTAGAAGCTTGTACTCCTTTTGGAATTCTCCAGTTATTTGCGGAAATTCTAGAAATCATAGAATTAGCATCTTCGAATTTCCAAGTTCCAACATTTCTGAATCCTCTTCTTTCAAGGAATCTTACCTGTTTTGGAGTTGCTAGTCCTTCTTTACTTCTTAACTTCAATCTGTCAATCAGCATAGAAGCATATCCAGCGTTAGGAACTTCATTTGACTCAATTCCATGTGCTTCTAAATACTTTAATTGCTTTTCATTTGCTGGAGCGCATTCCCATCCAAAAGAAGGAATGTAACTCTGCAAGTCTTCAGCTTGAATGCTCATTGCGTACTGCAATGGATCAACCAGTTTCTTCTTGCGTTTTCTCATTTCTTTTAGCTGCTCAGCAAGTGCTTTTTCTCTTTCTTCTTGGACATCCTTCAAGGCTTCTTCTTCAACTTCTTGGATATCCATTTCCATTCCTGCACTGTCTTCTAACTTCTTGGTCATTTTTCTAGCGACTTCATCACTATTACAGATAAGTGAGGCTGGATGACATAATTCATGTCTTTCGCTGTGCCAGAGGAAATCCAATAAAAGTAAATCTTTCTTTCCGGTTTGAGGTGAAAGTCTTGTACCTCTTCCGACCATCTGCGAATAGAGACTTCTTACTTTTGTTGGTCTTAATACAATGACACAATCCACATCAGGACAATCCCATCCTTCCGTTAATAACATAGAGTTGCAAAGGACATTGTATTTATTTTCTGCAAAGTCTTTTGTAATCTCATTTCTATCTTTGGAATTTCCATTTACTTCTGTGGCTTTGAAACCATGTTTATTTAAAATTTCAACAAACTTTTGAGATGTTGAAATCAGTGGAAGGAATACGACTGTTTTTCTATTCTTGCAGTACTTTTCCATTTCACTGGCAATCCCTTCAAGATATGGATCTAGTGCGCTACCAATATCACTTGCTTTGAAGTCTCCAGCGCTCATTGAAACACTTGATAAATCCAAAGTCAGTGGAATAGTCAACGCCTTAATCGGAACTAAATAACCACTTTTAATTGCTTCTGGTAAAGTATATTCATACGCTAAAGTTTGAAAGTAAGAGCCTAAGTTCTTCATATCTCCCCTATCAGGAGTAGCAGTTACTCCAAGCACTTTTGCACTATCGAAATATTCCAATACCTTCTGATAACCGTTACTTAATATGTGATGGGCTTCATCAATAATAATTGTGTCAAAGTAATCTCTTGAGAATTTGGACAATCTTTTATCGCTCTGTAGTGTTTGGACACTACCTGTAACAATTCGAAACCATTTGCCAATACACGTCTGTTCAGCTTTTTCGACTGCACAGCCAAGTCCTGTCACTTTCTTAATTTTGTCAGATGCCTGTTCTAGTAGTTCGCCTCTATGTGCTAAAATAAGAACCTTATCTCCTCTTTTAACACAGTCCTCAGCCACTTTTGCGAACACTATTGTTTTTCCACAGCCTGTGGGAAGAACAAGAAGGGTTCTTTGAGTTCCCTTCTCTTCCCACTCTGTGAATATGGCATCATGAGCCTTTTGTTGATAATCTCTTAACTTCATTATTTCCAGCTATTGTTTCCCCATGCCTGTGGCTGAGCTGGTGCTAGAGTATCATTAATCACGAATTCTTTTACATCGTTGTAAGTTGAATCGTTATATTCCCTGTGAGAGATTTTAACTGTTCCTGTCTTCCCAACGATTCCATTCCAATCTGGACGGAACGGAACTCCTTTCTGTTTCATTCCAATACACTCGAAGAATTGAGAAATCTTCCACTCAAGTGATTTATGAAGGACCAAAGAAGTAGTTACTTTTACTTCTTTTCCTTCATAATTGATTGTCAAAGTGATGTCAGCCTTATTGCATACAGGAAGTTTTCCTTTGCCTGAAGTTTTAGATCTAACAAAATTATCTTTGATGATGAATTGATAAGTTCCGACAGGTAATAATGTGTATTCCTTGGCTTCAGCAGTGATTTCATCATCCCATCCCATAGCGCCATCATTTTGAGATGCTTGATTAAATCCGTTCTGATTGTAGTTATTTTGGTTATAGTTATTAAAATTGTTATCCATTTCTTAATCTCCTTTTAAAATTGAATCTCTGTTTCTGTAATAAAGTCTTTTAAGTTGCTCCAATTGCTAGCAATGAATTCCCAGAAGTCATTAGGCATATTTTCAATCGGAGTATCTTTCGGGAAGAATCCCTTTAAGAAGATGACTTCTTTTAGTTTCTCAATTGATATACTGTCACATTTCATCAAGTCTCTTACTTTAGAAGGAATCTTCTGATATTCTTCAGAGCCAAAATCAATAGCACTTACAGGCTTATTTTCTTCAATCTGTGGCTCTTTTGGTTCAACAGGTACATTTACCTGTGTCTGTGGTTTTTCGTTCATAGGAACGCTAGAGACATTATTCAATGGTTCTTCAATGATTGGCTTAATGACTTTATAATCAAAGTCGCACATTTCTGGAAGACCATCTCTGTTTTTTGCATCCCAACAGGCATTATGAACTGTATACATTACTCTTCTGTTTCCTGATACTTTTGTTTTTCCTTTTTCATCTTTTGAGACGAATGTCTGATAATTTGCGAATAGAACCATGTCCGCCCATTCTTTTACAAGAGGTGCAGTCTGAGAAGCGGTCTTCTTTCCTAGTTTTAATTCGTATCTATCAAAAGCACCACTTTCATCTGGTTTTTCAAACTTTCTAATCTGAGCGTGTGCAGTCAGCACGACATTTACTCCACTGTCAATTACATTTTCTAATCTATTGAGAAGTCTTCCGACTTCCTCTTTTGTGTAGACGTAGCCGTTTCCGTATCCAAAATCTTCAATACCTTTCTTTTGGTATTTATTGCATATATCCTGAACGATTAATGATTCTCCCCAGTCAATCGAATCAATGACTAATGTTCTACAGATAGATGTATTATTCTGAATGATGTAATCAATCTCCTGCTTGAGCATTTCATAAGAAGTTGGCTTAGGCAGTCTTTTGATATCTAATGACCTTGTAGATCCCTCTGTGTCAATAAATAGAGGGTCGGGAAAATGAGAAGCAAAGGTTGACTTGCCAATTCCCTCAGGACCATATACAACTACTTTATAAGGCTTTTTTATTTTCCCTGATGTAATTTCAAAATCCATTACCATTTCACTCCTTCCCAAGAATTAGCAACCGTTTTTGTTTCTTCTTTCTTTTCTTTTTCTAGATTGTTTTTAGCAACATAGCCATCTTCAATGATGATTGAACACTCGTCGCCAGTGCTTACTCTTGTGGCAATAGCCTGTAGTCCTTCAGACTTTAGCCAAGTGCCAAATTCCTTGAGTGTGTTCATGTCCATCTGTTCCAATTTATCCAATAAGATAAAGCCACAATTAGGATTGATTTTTCTACAAATAGCAGTTGCCACTTTTAACTGTTGGCTTCCGCTCATGTTATCCCATTCTTGACCAAGATAAGTGATTTTTCCATCTTCAATTCCTAATCCCTCAAGAGGAAGATCAGCATTATTTAATAAACTAGCCTTTTCTTTTCTGATATCTTCTAATTCCTGTGACTTAGAAGCATATTCCTTTTTGAGGTCATTGGCTTCTTGCTCTGCTTTCTTTTTTTCTAGGTTTGCACGAACCTTAGTGTTTATATCATCAATCTCCTTGATGCTTCTTTCAATTTCATCAGTAGGATTATCTACTAGACTAGAGACTTCAACAACTGCTTTATCTCTTTCCTTGATAACTTTCAAATATTCTTCATTAAGTGCTTTTAACTGTCTTTCTAAGTCTTCCATCCTTTCTTCGATGGCTTTTGACTTAGATTTACATTCAGCAAGATACGCTCTCTTTCTTTCATTACTGCCGTTGATGGCTAGCATTTCCTGCTGCTTAGCGATTAATTCAGAAGCTGAAACAATCTTATCTGGAAAATTATCGTAATGGACCATCTCTTTAGCATGCTTTAATTTCTGATCAGCAATTCTTCCAATTGCTAAGCGGTCGTTATAGACTGCTTTTTCTTTTAAATCTAACTTAGTTAACTCATCACCAATCCCGATAATATGAAGCAATGTGTCAGCTTTTTCTTTTTCTGAACTGTTCATAAACTTTGGAAGGTTCAAAGCCAACTCACTAATAAATGAGTCTAATAGGTTCTGACCTGCTTTCGTTCCTGTTGGATCAGTGACCTTCAAGGCTGAATTCTTCCCTTTTCTTTCAACCACAATACCATTTGAAAGAGTCACTTTTAGTGATGCTGGAACATAACTTCCTTCTCGAGTTGGTTTAGATGGCTTGTATTTATTGCCACCAAGACACCACGTGATGGCATCTAACACACTAGTTTTTCCATTGTTATTGTTCCCACCGATAATAGTTAAGCCATTTGCAGATGGTTCAATCTGCACTGCCTTGATTCTCTTGACATTTTCTAATTCAAGAGAATTGATTTTAATCTTATTCATTTAGTTAGTCTCCTTTTCATTTTTGAATCCTTCAAATAAAGAATCCAAATCACCATCAACGCCGATAATTTGGATAAGCGCTCTTGATGCGTCTTTTGGTCTCTTCCAAATAAACTCAACGATTTGTTTGAACGTTTCGTTCTTTGGGTCGTCCTCATTTGTTAACTGGCCTTCTTTAAAATCTTGAATTAATAATGACATCATTAATAATATTTGATAATTAGTGCCATTTGAGTGGATGCGAGCTCCCACTTCATCAGATTCAACTTTAATAAATGCTTTCTTTTCCATAATTTTCTTCTCCTTTATTTATTTCTAATAACGACTAGCATGTATTCAAGAATGATTAAATTCATGCTTAATGATGCAACACTTAGAACTCTCATTCCTGTAGAATTCCAGTTATTGCCACTTACAACTCCTGAAATAAAACTGACTAAAATAATTAAATTAGATACAATGATAATTCCTTTTTCAAATCTGCTCATTTTAAAATCCTTCTTTCTGTGGTACAATAACCACGTTATCTTTTATTTGTTTAGGCACGTGTTCGCAGCACATGTCTTTTTTTTATGCTCGTAAACATCTAGCGCCAAAGAAGACATTTTTTTGAACCAACTTACAAATGTAATATTTAAAAGGATGATATATCAGACAGATAATATTTTTGGGAGAGGAACTCTCTGACCTGAAAAAAAGAAAAACGAGACATTATAAAGCGATACATTCTACAGTATTTCAAGAATTATATCCGTTAAAGTGTCAAGGAAAACGGAAGGGGGTAGTACTTGAAATGATTATTTATTATTATTTGTCTTCTTTGGCTTTAGATGTCTACGAACATTTAAAGCTACTTATTCAATTGTCTTTGTTTTAGGATCATTTCATGCTCAATCTTCGCATTTCTGATGATCCTTTTTTTCATCGACTCCAAGAAAGTCGATAACAACCTCCATCGGCAAATATCTACTGTTATGTAGACTTTTACCAGATTTAAGTATTTTATTTGTTATTGCTTTCTTAAGTCTAGAAGCCTTTGCTTCACCGCAACTTGCTAAAATCATGATGTCATTTCTATCAGCCCACTGTTTCTTAATCACATCAAACATTTGCAAGTTTGTTGTAGCCTGTTTACACATTTTTTCTCACTCCTTTGCTAAGAACTTGTTAATAAAATACTGCTGACCCTTACCAGTGACCTTTGGTGTCTTGGTGGTGATGTTGACACCTGAGCCATTCACGTAAGAACCTTCCTTGATTTCAAACAATCCCAAATCCATAGCCTTCTGTGTAGGCATGTTGTAATCAGTACCCTGGCGCTTGATCAGATAGCCTTTTTCTCTGAGCCATGCGAATAATCTCTTCTGACCCATGTCAATGCCATTCTGCTTTAAGATTTTAGCAAGTTCACCAACGAGGATAGATGTGTGGCTAGTAGCTACTGCATCAGCAAATACCACCTTAGGCTTCATCTCCTCAATCTGTTTGTCTTTAGCAGCTAGAACATTTTGCGCTTCAATCAGCGCTTTAGCCATGAGTTCTGAGCCACTCAACTCCTTCACTTGGTACTGCCCTGTTTTTCTTAATGATGGGAGTACTTCAGATGTAACCCAACGTTTGAATTTCTTGGCACTTGGTAACTTGCTACCAAAAACTAATGCATATAATCCCGATTCATTAATAAAGGTCGGATGCTGTTTTCTTCCTAAACTATCGATGATATATGGGGTAACGTTTTGGACCCCCACCCTTTTGTCTTCTTCTTCGACATGATCCCTAATAGCTTTGGAAGGATTATCATACCCTAATGCTTTTGTTACATCTTTTCCGACAAGCCAAGGCTCGCCATTAATAACTAAGCTCCTTACTTGTCCAAACTCTGGACTGTTAAAAATTTGAATTTCATTCATTTTATTTCTCCTTTCTATGTAATGTTGCATTTAGTTCAACTTTTCGGTTAAAAAAATTTCGTCTCTTTGTTTTTTGGTTAATTTCAATGCGTAACTAAGTCCGACAATTTCAGAAGCAGTGAACTCACCAATTCCATTCAGACGATTATACAATGTTTCTCTTGCTATTCCGCCTTTTTTAGCTATGGCAGTCATAGTCATTCCGCTGTCATCTATTGCTTTTTTTAATTTAACCATATCTGTCATTTTGTTTCTCCTTTCTAGAGTTGCATTACATTCAACCTGATTCAACTATACATCATAGTTGCATATGTGTCAACCCATTTAACAAAAATGTTGAATAATTTTACAACATGAGATATTATATAATTAAAGAAAGGAGATACATATTAATGCTTGAACTATATAAAAATATTAAGAGAAGAAGGCAACAATTGAAGATGACTCAAACTGACCTTGCTTTAAAAATGGGGTATGCAGACAAAAGTATGATTGCAAAAATAGAAAAGGGCAATGTTGACCTTCCACAATCTAAAATTTTGGCTTTTGCTAATGTTTTAGAAACAACTCCTGGTGAGTTAATGGGATGGGATTATGAAGCAGAACCAACCGAAACAGTAGATAATATCTATAAACTAGACAAAATAAAACTACCTTTTCTTGGAAAGGTAGCATGTGGTGAGCCTATCTTCGCAGATGAAGACAGAGAAAGCTATATAATGGTCGGCACTGATATTGGTGCTGATTTCTGTCTCCAATGTCAGGGCGACAGTATGATAAACGCAAGAATCCATGACGGTGATATTGTCTTTGTGAAGAAAACTGACATAGTAGAGAACGGAGAGATTGCTGTAGTAATCATAGATGATGAGGCTACACTAAAAAGATTCTTCTATTATCGTGAACAGAATTTAGTTATTCTAAAGCCTGAGAATCCAAAGTATCAGGATATAATCCTTACTGGAGAACAGTTAAATCAAGTTAGGGTTATCGGAAGAGCCGTCGCTTTCCAAAGTGATGTAATATAAATTGATAGGAGGATTATAAATTATATGCAAGAAAAGAAAATGAAATATCAAAGATACAAACGTGGACAGATTGTATTGATTGACTTCAGTCCTTCTATGGGCAGTGAATTACGTGGCAAACATTTTGCAATTGTAATAACAAAGAAAGACTCCCCTAATAATGGTGTCTTGACTGTCATACCACTAAGTTCCAAAGAAAAGCCTTACTATTTAGATATAGGAAATTTTGTTTCGAAACAGGTTTATCCGCAATTATTAAATATTACTAGAGAATTATATACAGCATTAGCAAATTTGGATTCATCTGATGCAAATGAATACAACGTTGAAGACGTTCAAAAAGTCATCAATAATGTTAATGAATTTAAAAAAGTCGCAAACATATACATTAACAAGAATAAAAAATCATTTGCATTGGTACAAAATATTACAACAGTAAGTAAAATAAGAATTAAAAAACCTGTAAATCATTATGATCCAATCAAAAATTTGATTGCTGATAGCCTAATTCTTGATTTAGTTGATAATAAAATAAAAGAATTATTCATCAATGATAAATAGCAAAGATATAATAACGAGGTTTGACAATAGCCGCTTTGTGTGATAACATCTAATTGAACAAGAGCTATACGCTATTGTTATTTACACAACGGCCTAGCGCCATTGAAGGAATCTCGTTAGAGGTTCCTTTTCTTTTTACAAAAAAAGCACCCTAGCGCCAACTAGGATGCTGATAGTGATACGCCAATATCACTCATATAAAAGAAACATCTCATAAAGTCCTTTTACTACTTTATTTTAACGCATAAAGCACGTTCAAGGCAAATATAAATGAAGGAGCGTGATTTATTATGGCTGTAAGAAAAGATGAGAAAACTAAAAAATGGTATTTTTACGGAAAATATAAAGATCCAATAACAAATAAGTATAAAGATTATAAAAGACGTGGATTCAGAACAAAGCAAGAAGCCAAATTTGCAGAGTCTGAATTTCTAAAAAACTTTCTTGCCGAACAAAAAGGAAACGTCCTCATGTCTAGATTAATTGATGAGTATTTTTCACAGAAGAAAAAAGAAATGAAAAAGTCATCGTACAATTCTCTAGTAAATAAAACCAACAAGCATATTAGACCTTATTTTAATAATATGATAATTAATGATATCAAGCCAATACATATCAGAAAATGGAAAGATGAAATGAATGCAAAGAATCTTTCATTAAGATACAAAAGAGATATTTTCATCATGTTATCAACTATCTTTAATTTTTCTGAAAAGTACTACGGAACAGAAAACAATTGTCTAAAACTTGAAGGAAATTTCAAAGACCCAACAGAGCAAAAAAAAGAAATGCTATTTTGGACTCTTGAAGAATTCGAGCAGTTCGATAATGTTATTGATGATCTAGAATATAAAACACTATTCAATTTCTTATATTGGACTGGATGTAGACGTGGAGAAGCCTTAGCACTAAATTGGAATGATTTTACATCTGGCTTCAAGACTGTAAAGATAAGAAAAACAATAAATCAAAAAATCAAAGGTCAACCCTATGAAATAACAACACCAAAAACACCAGGTTCAAACAGAAACATACCTCTCCCAGAGCAACTAATTAGCTTAATACAGAGACTTTATGAATACAGCAAAGAAATAGAAGGATTCAACAATAATTGCTTTGTATTCGGTCTAGAGAAGCCTCTTAGTGATACAACAATTGAAAGAAAGAAAAATGAATATTGTAAGATAGCAAATGTGAAGCAAATAAGAATACATGATTTTAGGCATAGCCATGCAAGTTATCTCATTAATAACATGCCAAATGATCAAAATCTCATTCTGGCCATATCAAAAAGACTTGGACATTCAAGTCCAACTATAACTTTACAAGTTTATGCACACATGATGCCAAATGATGATGATAAACTATTAAATATCATGAATAAAAAATAAATTTTAGTCCATTTTTAGTCCATTATGAATATATAAACAAAAAAACCTCGATATAATCGAGGTAATTTTCTTATGGTGCGGGTGACAGGACTTGAACCTGCACGCCGAAGCACTAGATCCTAAGTCTAGCGTGTCTGCCAATTTCACCACACCCGCATCAAGATGGTGACTCGCAGGGGATTTGAACCCCTGACCCTCTGATTAAAAGTCAGATGCTCTGCCATCTGAGCTAGCGAGTCA